TGGCCCTTTCTTCAAGATGTGCGACGCCGTTGTTGGCTGCGCCGCGGGTCGTAACCGTTGGCTTGTTCACCTTGAGCGAAACCGATTGGCCGGGTGTGCCGTCTTGCTTGACGTAGTTGTCGACGCTTGCAGAGAGCAAACCCTCGACATTGATTACGTCGCCGACGTTGAGGCCATGGCCCTCGTCGAAAAATAGGGCGTATCGCGTAACGCGGTCGTTTCCGTTTCGGTCTTGGTATCGCTCTTCGACGCTCGCGCCGGATGTGCTGCCTCGTACGTCAAAGACTCGACCTACGTGTACGTTTTGCAATACGACTTTAGCCACCTTGTACCTCTTTCGCTTTAGTTTGGGCTTGGTCTCGTAGAGTCTAGCCGGCCGGCCGCAACCTTCGACCTTTGATTTATCCCGGCGTGTCTTGGTGTTGTTTTTCTGACCCCCGTAGTGTAAAGTAGTTTACGTAAGGGAAAGGAAAAAAATGAGAGTAAAAATCGGGGCCGTCGTAACGCCCGCTCATGACAAAGTTCATGGCTTGGCGGTCGGCGACCAATATGTCGTAATCGGTTACGCCCGCGAGGGCGGTTACTGGGTACAAAGGATTGACGACGGTCAATTGCCCGTCAATGTCAAAGTGAAGCGGCAAAAAGCTTACCCGTATGGCTACGGTGAGATTGTTTGCGGCTACACGCCCAAAGAGTTGCAAGTTGTCGGTCAAGCTGCCTACGGCTTGGCCGCGTAAGGGAAAGGGAAAAAATGTACGAGACAACAATGGGCGGGGTTCCAACCGTCATGTATACGACCGTCGAGACCGCCAAAGAGATACGCAAAGCTTTGAAAGCTGCGTTTCCCAAGGTGAAATTTAGCGTGCGGTCTGACAGCTACTCGGGCGGCTCGAGCATTCGAGTCAGCTATGACAAGCCGGGGATGCCTCGGTCTGTCGTTGAGCGAGTAACCGACCAATTCGAGGGCGCAAGCTTTGACGGCATGGTCGACTTGAAGAGCTACAAGTACGGCGAGTACGGCGGCCGTCGAGTTGCTTGGGGTGCCGATTTTGTTTTTGTGAGCAACGATGCAGATTGGTAAGGCGCATCGCTTTGGATGGTGTCAGACCGGGCACCATCCCGAGTGTCGTCAAAAATTCGTTTTCGAAACGGTCGAAATAGTTTGCTCTTGCGCTTGTCATGGTGTAAAGTAGTTTACGTAAGGGAAAGGAAAGGCAAGAAAATGACCGACTACACGACTGTCAAGTTGACCGAGACCGAGGTGCGCGCTTTGTTCAAGTGGCTGTACGTCGCTCAAGAGAGCGAGTACGAAATCGTCTATGACAATGGCGACAAAGATGCGCAACGTCGCTACAAAGCGTTGGCCAACATTCAGAAAAAATTGGAAAAGGAGGGATGGGAATAATGAGCAAGCAATACGCGCCCGACGAGTGCGACCAATCCGAAATTGGTCGAGCTTTCCGGGTTTACAAAACTAGCAAAGGCGGGGTTTACAAGCTGGCCCCTCACATCGAAACCGGCCAATGGGCTATTTGGTCGTTTTACGATGACAATAACGATTGGGATGCTTGGCACCCCATGGTCGACGCCGCCATCGAGGCCGGTCAAACCATGGAAGAGGCCGCGAGTAGCATCCCGGTGCCCAAGCTGCCCAAGGCCAAAAAAGTGGCCTTCAAGTTAGACGATGACGTGAGCGTCGAATGGGCCAAAGAAGAGGGCAACTTCCAATATCGTTGTTACAATCACGAAAGCGGGTACTACATCTAACAAGTAACCGCTAACCCCTCGGCTTAGGTCGGGGGGTTTAGCTTTGCCCGTCGAGCTGCGGCCGCAATCGCCATTTTGCGCTCATAATCGAGACGCTCGAAATGCGCTGCCCAAGAGCCAGACATTTTCACAATCGGGCCCGGCTTGATTTCCCGCTCAGCCTGAAGCTTGGCCATGTCAATACCAAGCATCTCAGCTTGCCAATACTTGCTCATCAAAACGGCTCACTCTCGTAAAGGTTTATCTCGGCCCAACTATGCAATTGGTGATAACCGAGGGTTTGCGATTTTGTTGTCAAAATTTTGCTACAAGCATCGCACTTCATAATCTCAAGCTTGTGCGCTTTGCAAATCGGTATCGGGTTCTCGGTCTCTACTTGCATCCAAAATCTCCTTTTCCGCGTTTTTTAGAATATCCAAGCCAACTTGAGGTGAGACCACATTTCTTAATACTTGCCGTTTATTGGAAAGCTTGTATTTTGACAAGTCATAACCATGCAAAGCCTCTAAATCGGGAATTTGTGCGCCACGAATTTTGTCGACTATATGCACAGACTCGGGCAAATCAAAGTTAGACCAATAGAGGTGACGACCTATGCGCTTAGCCGGAATGAGCGGTTTATAATACGGAACCACATTTTCAATAACCCACAAAGCTTTAGAGTGGTATTGCAAAAAAACTATTTCTTCGTACAAAGTCATATCGGGGAATTTCGGTTCGACACCTCTATATCGAACACCAATGTTAAAGCGAAATGAGGAATGTGTTTGACAAGGGGGTGATGACCAAATCAAATCAAAGTCATTATGGTGCTTGAGCAAATAATCGTGAGCGTCTCCAACGACAAGTTTATCGTTAGGGAATATGTCGGCATAGATTGTTGCGATTGCGGGGTCATACTCGACAGCCGTCACTTCGTGTCCCCCCCCCAGAGCTTTCTATTTCCGCCGATGCCCGCGTAAAGGTTTAGAATTTTCATTTGCAACCAAACTCTCCTTTTCGGCATTCCCAATGCTCCCCCAATTCGTGCATCGACTTGACCCAAGCCCTAGCATCCGGTACTTCAGCCGGTGGCCTCAACGGTTTGCCCCATTCGTTGACCGGTGTCGCCGCTGCCATTGGCTCATTCGCCCAAGCGTCGGCATTCAACCAAGTAGCCGGGTATTTCGTAAACTCGGGTTTGCGGTTAGGGTCATTCGCGTAACGCTGCGCCCCGTCAATAATCGTTTCGGCCTCGGCGCGTTTTACCGCTTTGAAGAAAGCTTTTTGCGCTGCCCTTTTGTCGGCCTTTTTCGGGTAAGACTCCCAAAAGGTATCAAATGCTTTTATATCAGCGTTTATATAGTTAGTTGGTTCTAGTTCATTGGTTATAGTTCTATGTGCTGTTTTTTGCACTACCCTAGTGTCGTTTTTTGCACTACCTAGTGCAATTTTTGCACTACCCCTCGGGGCTCTTCGAATAACATACATCGAGCTCGTGTAATGGTTATTTTCGACCCGTCGCTCTTTCTCGACAGCCCCATAGCCGACAAGCTCCTCGATGGCCGCGTCTACGGTGCGGATGCTGCAAGCGGATTGGCTGGCAATCGTCGCCCTCGACGGCCACGCTTGAAGAGTCTTAGAATCAGCGTAGCGAGCTAGCACCGCATAAACTCTTACCGCCTTATGGCTAAGTGGTGAGACTAATATCCACTCGGGAATAATAGAAAATTTGACATCGCTGTCGACGTAGTCGCTCAATTTGCCCCTCTCTGAAATATGACATTTATTACATCTTCGACCCGGATAAGGAAACCGATAGTATCTCGAGACGATACACTCGACCTATCCATATGCACAAATTTGCCGGTTTCCTTCATTATCTTTTTGAGCTGCGCGGTCGGGATTGTCAAAAATCCTTGACCGGTTGGCCCGGCAAAACAATAAAAGGTTGCCTTGCTAATGCTAATCCCCGACTTGACCCATTGGCCATTGTCAAGTTTTTGATTGGTCTCAATGTAAAGGTTGCCGGTTTCGTGCGCCCGGTAATCGGTTTTTACTTCGAGCGTTGACCCGCCGACCGCCTCGAGAAACGTGCCGACAAGAGTCTCGCCAACCATTCCCCGGCGATAATCTAAATCAAAGTCGGGCGCGTAGCCATTCCTCGCCATAAATCTCCCCCATAATCGTCAAGGCTGCCTCTTCCGTAATTGGCTGCCGTTTATCCTCTACCAGTAAATGCCAACCGTCGGCATAAGCTACCGGCACCGTTTCAATCGACCATGCGCGTATAACCCAACGCGGCACAGACCAACCGAAAAGCATAAATTTGTCGTGTATGTCAGCGTCTTGCGTCTCGGCCATATTATGAGCCCAACACATCGCTACCAGAAACGCCGGCATCGTGTCGTAGAGCGCGCTGCCACCCATTCCGCGGCCAACCCGGTGTTGCATCGTCAAATTGCCGTCACAAGCCCCTACAGGGCCGTACGCGCCACCGGTGACACATTGGTACCCGTCGCGCTCCAAAACTCGCTCACGAGCCTTAGAGAGCTGTTTACGGGATTGTTTGCCTACACTCATCCGACTTTTCTCATCATTTCAATAGTTGCAATCTCAGCGTGCGCCGGATGCCAACCCGCATCAATAAATTGTTGCCTCATCCCCGAGTAGAGGGCCACTATACGCGAGAGCTCTTCCATCATCTGCAAGAAACCCTCTTCCCTATCGGCGCTCATCCGACGGCCCAACAATTTGAAGAAACGTCTCAAGGTCAAGGGTTACCCACCAATTCTCGGCCTTAGTGTGGCCTCGCCGTTTATGTATAACAATCGGGGGTTTCTCGCCCGCTTGCTCTTGCGCTTGTTTCCACCAAGCCGACAACTCTATTTTCGCTTGGTTTTTGACCTCAATCGAGACCGGCAGATTGGTGATAATGTCCTCGCCGGATTGGTAACCGCCGCGCGCTGCCCTTGAGGTTACCGCGTGCCAACCGGCCCGCTCGAGCGCATGACAGACTTCAACCTCGGCCGAGTTGCCTTTGCGTCGGCTAGTCGCGCCATTCACGCGGCCACCATTCAAACGCAATATAGAAATTGAAGATGTGAAAAGTGAGCGACGGCTCTATATATTCGTAGGTTAGCTCAATACCCCAACGGCTCGAGAAACCAATAAAAGTGTTTAGGCGACCCCAAACCAAATGCTTGCTAATCATGCTTGCCCCCATTCGAGACGTACCAACGGGCCCAAAGAGCGACCAATTTCCAAACGGTCACGTAGCGCCCTAATCTTAGAGACAACCGCGCGTTGTTGTTGCTCAGCGACCTCGGCGGCCAAGTAGACCGTATAGCACTCAATCTCAGCCTTGGCCTCACGTACCGCGACAGACCCATCGGCAGAGAGAATTGCTTTCGCTCGCGCGAGACGATAATCAGCTTTGGCGATAACAGCCTCTTCGTCGGCTTTCTCAAGCTCAGCGGTTGCCTCGTCAATTTCTCGGCCAATCTTTGACAGCGTAGAAATAATCTCGGCCGGTGTTAGATTGCTATTCACTTGGGGGCCACTCGCCGCCGGGCTCTAAGTTTTCGGCAATAGACAAAGCGACCATTTGGTCGATAGCGTCGCGGCGTGTCTTATGGCAAGCAACTAGCTCGCCATTTTCTTTTAGCACTCCCCAAGGCTCAGAGGGTCGACAATCTACAAAACTAGGCATATCGGTTATGTAATACGGTGCCATTACTTGCCCTTGCCCTTTTTAGGTTTCTTCGTCGGCTTGTACGCTGCCAAATAATTGCTCAGCGTGAGCGCGTAATCTTCCCACATCCCACGCCAAACCGAATTAGCAAAAGATACACCGGTCTCGCGGGTAAGCGAAAGCCGCCCTACATAATCATCGGCAACGATTAGCGTCGAAATATCATTTTCGTTTAGCTTTTGTCTAGTCACTTGTTATTTCCACCTTTCGGTCTCTTACCGCATCCATTACGAATGTGCTAAAGCCGCCGGCGACGGCCTCATCCCAGAGTTTACGCAAAGCCGTTTCGGTTTTCGCTTTTGCCACGCGGTCGAAGAATTCTTGCGGTGCCTCGACAAGCTCAAGCTTTGGCTTGCCCCTTTGTACCTTTTCCATCTCTTCACGCGACGCAAGCGACCGAGCTGCGTCATCTTTGTTGCCCGACCATTTGGCAGATGCCAACGCGAGCGCCCTACCGACACTCGAGGTTTCGCACACCTCGAGACCGCTAGTCGCTTGCGGCCCATGAGCTGCGTCAATCTCAAAAGCGTGGCCGGTCGATTTCGGCAAACCCTCGATTTGGTCTTCCCGGCTCAAGTAAAGATTGGTTTTGACTCGCCAAATACCTTTGGCCCTATCGTCGGGCGTCGAGTAGTCGATGGTTTCGAGCCGGTAATCGGGGTACTCTTTCTCGAGCATCTCCAATCTTTCGGCAACGGTGGCATATTTCTGCAAATCAAAGCGTGCCATTATTTTTCCCCTTTCAATTTTGCGCATTCATTTTGGTGGCCACCATACCAATAGGCCGCCGCCTCGGATGCAAGATACTCTAAATGTGTCGCGCCGCACCCCCAAGGGCATTCATAAACCTTTAACATTCTTTCCCCTTTCCTTTATGTCTTGCCAAAGCTTAGCGGCTTGCACCGACATGGCCTCAATCATTTCGTCATCGCGCTCGATAATGCCATGCTTAGGCTCGAACCAAGCCGGCACCATGACACCGTTAGTATCGGCTCGCAACATCCAAACAAAGTGACAGATGCTCGCACCGGTTACGTAGAGCTGCCATTGAATTTGACGTTTATACGCAATCGGGATTTTCGAGACCTCGCCCCAATCCTTCCCGGTCGTCTTGATTTCCAAGATTTCCGACCAATCGAGCGAAATGCCGTCGGGGGTAGCGAGAGCTACATGGTCAGACTCGTGCCGCATTAGCCAATCATTTGGCAAAACACCAAACTCGTCTTTGGCCCAAACCGCGAGCCATGGCTCCATGTCGGTGCCAAAATCCATGTAAGCGTTACTCTCGATTGGTGTGTCGTCATCCCAAGAGTCGACGACTTCACGATAACCCGCCGGCGTCATAGCCTTAGCGATAGTCGTTGCGGTCACCCCGGTTTTTCTTGCCGCAAGCCAACGGGCCGGGTCTAAATATTTGGCGGCTATGTATTGGTCAATATTCAAGAGTCGTGAACACCTCTAATTGTTTGGCCATAAAGTAGCCCAAGTCGCTCGCGCAAGATGCTCGCGTGAAATCCTCACGATGGCCGCCTACACGAAACTCGATTGCCCAAAGACCCTCGGTATCATCTTGCGTAACAATAAACTCGTACTTGTTTTTATCCATCCTCGGGCTCGCTCTCGAAAATCTCTCGCTTGTCAAAATTGAGCATTCCGCGCAATTGCCTAGCCTCAACCAAAGACAAGACCAAATAGCCCTCTTCGATTTGCCAATCCCGCCCTATCTGAAGCCTTATCTCTCGGCCATCATTTATTGCTATCATTTCCACCCTTTCTATTGTGAGCCTCGCCGGCTCGTCTCTTTGCGTTTAGGATTTGCCGCTCTCGTGTCGTCAAACCCCCCCATATTCCAAATTGCTCTCGAGCCTCTAAAGCGTACTCGAGACATTGCAACCGTAACGGGCACCTCTGACAGAGTTCCCGCGCCATCTTTCGCCCTTGCAACTCACCGGGGCCCAAATCTTCCGGAAAATAAGCATCGGGGAAGATTGAGCATGGCACACCGCCTAATTCGTCAACGGCGGCGATGAGGTCAAGATATAGAGCCTCGGCTTTCCGGGCTCTATTCACTTAGCCGACTCTCGTAGCGCCACAATCACACCGGCGGCCATCACCATGACCCCGAGCAAAGTAAGACCGTTGACCGGCACATTGACCGGGTCAAGAATTCCCGGCGTCAACGCCATAGCGCCGCCAACGATTACCAGAATGTAAGCCATTACACCAACCTCGCTAACCAAATCAATAAAGAAATCGACAGAATGCCGAAAGAGATTACAGCGGCAAAGAGCACAATGTAATCGCTACGGGTCATCACAATTGTTTGCGCTGCCTTTTCCCGGGCCCGTATCTCTTTGCGTGTTGTCTGTAGCGCGACGTGCTCTACGGCGGGTTTCGGCTCGAGCGATTTCTCCCATTGTGAGATTGTTTGCCAAAGCTTTGCCTCATCCGCTAAAAGCGAATTCATTTCGTCTTTCGACAGCTTGGCCCCAAATACTCGATACCAAGCCGAGATGCGGTCAACCCGCTCTTGCTCTTCCACAATGAGATTTTTGTAGTAACCCATCACTCTCCCTCTTCCCTTACCTTGTACCAAACATGAGCCCGTTTCATTTTCGTAGTGTAGGCATTATCAGCATCGAACCGAGCGCGTTGACCCTCGACCTCTGCCTCTATCCCGTTGGCCGCCTCAACCTCGACGGTTGAGACCACCTCGAAAACTCGCCTTACGACATATCTAGGCATTTACCCCCCTATTCATTTTTTCCCAATACTCATCCTCGGCCCGCTCTTGCTCCCACCGAGCCAACGCCTCGGCATCTAACATAGCGACCTCGGCCTCTCCCAAGATAGCAATCGCTTTCTCGCGGCCGCCATTCTTGTAATCGTTGAAATGCTTACGAGCCATCTCTTCCGGCCATTGCTCCCAACGCTCGGCCTCTAACTCTTGGTGCCGGTAGCGACGGTATTGGCGGCGCTTGACATGAAACTCTTTATCTTCCGAGCTCTCGTAATTGCCGTAGTCATCCATTCTTTCCCCTTTCTCGATAGACACTCTTCACTATCCCACCAACGCCCGACGATGTCAACTATTACCGCGTAAGGCGTTTTACGTAAAAGGGTGTACGATAGAGCCCATGTATGACACCTACGCAATAGAAGAGCTAAACCTTCAACAACTAGCCGACCGCCGACACTACATCGGCGAGCAAGACAAACGCGCAACCAAACTCATGCGAGAGCGCGTCGTCGAACACTACCGAGACGGTAAAAGCATTACCGAGCTCGCCAAAGAGTCAAACCTAAGCCGCGTAACCATTTACGCATGGCTACGAGAATTTGGGCTCAAATAAAAAAAGACCCCCCGAGCAATAAAGCCCGGGGGGTCTTGTCTGCAAGGGGGAAAGAGTTACAGACGTTTAGAAAATGCTACCACATTATTGGCAGCTCTCGCATTGCAATAAATCCATAGGGTCGACGGGTACCTCGTAATCGGCTACACGCTCGACCGCGTCAAGGTGAGCCATTACTCGCCCGCCTTTGGTCGGTCGTACTGTAGCACCGAGGTAAGCAAAGACATGATGAGGGCGAGAGTCGAAACGCTCAAAACGTTTACCCAATCGACCGACAGAATTCCGGCAGCCCCAACGCCAATCGTAGCTAGCGCGGTCTGTGCCCAAGTCTTCAATGCGCGCTCGGTAGCGTACTCGTGAAATTTCTTTAGCTTATCCATCCGGGTTTACCTCATCTTTCGAATATTTCGATTTGTCTTCCCAAGCCGCCCCAAAAATGTAGCTCGTCAAAATGAGCGTAATGAGGGCGACGCCACCGGTAACCAAGTCACCGGCACCAATCTTATCTTGCCAAACCGCAACAACGGCCGACAAAATCATGCCAACACCAAGAGCGAAAGCCGCGAAAATGTAACGGCGACGTATGCGCCAATTCGGTTGCGACCTCATGCGATAAAGCTCACTACCCAAGGCATGACGGCAGCGACGAGCCCAAACCCGCCGACAGCCCAACCCATGCGCATCTCAAGCTTGCGAATTCTTTGCTCGTGGTCTTCAATCTTGTTTTCACTATCGGGCAAACTATTAGCGATTTTTTCGAGCAAGCGGCCTTGACGTTGAACCTCGGCGTATATATCCCGCATAGATACTTTTACCCCGACCTCTCGAGTATCCTCGCCCGTCATGAGATTTCACCGTTGAGAAACTTTTGCAGCCCCAAAATAGTAGTCTTGCCCGGCACACCATTTAGGCGGCCTCGGTAAAGACTTTTAGATTTCAGAAACTCTTGCAGCGCGCCCCAAGTCTGTCGGCCTAAAATGCCATCTTCAACAAGCCGTTTCTTTTCCGGTGTTGCACTTGGTTGAGGTGTTGCGCTCCAAACCGAGATTGCATAGCAATCGTCGAGGATTTCGCGGGGATTGAAATCAGACCCCCAAGCGCGACCGCGGCGGGTTTCAAAATGCAAATGTACCCCGGTGCTCGCCCCGGTTGTCCCGGTGTGTCCGATAACGTCGCCCCGTTTCACCTTGGCACCTTTTGGCAGCTTAGACGGCTCCCGCAAATGGTAGTAAGCGGTATGTATTTTAGGGTCGTCATGCCGCAAAATGAGGGTGTAGCCGCCACCGGTGCGCTTGTTTAGGCTTGCGCCTTTATGCACTACGACACCATCGGCGGGCGCGTAGATGTGACCGTTATAGCCAACGTCGACGCCTCGGTGAAGCTTGGTCTTCCCGGTGATGGGATGCTTACGCATTCCCCACTCGCTACGGATACTCTCGCCGGGTGGCCAAGGGTAACAAAGCTTAGCCATCGATTACCTCGACCCAGTCACCCGCGGCCTCATCCCAAGAATAACTAGCGCCATCCTCGGGGTACGGGATTGGCGCAACCCACAAACAAGTGCCCTCATCCAAAACCCACGACTCAAAAGGTTTCGGCGGAATGAAAGCATCCCGTTGCTCATCGTAAGTGAAACCAATACCGGCATAGTTGAATCTCAGCGCTTTCCTTTGGTCCTCACTGGGTACACCATCGGTATAGTGGACACCGCCGTAGGTGTTGTAGGAAGTCTGCTTGACCGTGAAACCTTGAGGCGCATAGTAGGTTTCCCAATCGTCAATGCCTTCGACCACATCATCGCGCCCCACAAAAACTTGTGTGACCAGATTGTCAGAATCGAGTACCGCGTAATGAGCCATAGCCTTATCCAATCGTCACTGTGTCAGTCGGACCGGCAGCAGTTACAGCGTAAACGGAAACACCGCCAGAGGTTGCAACACCACTAGTAACACCGCCTGAAAAAGACACCGGAACTGTAGACGGCACACTAATGAGTATCGCGCCGGAACCGCCGGACCCGCCCACACGCCCGCCACCGTCACGGTCAACACCTCCAGCACCGCCACCAGTATTCACAAGACCGCTAAGGCCAGGTGAAGCGCTACCAATTTTTGCCAGCCGACCTCCACCGAGTCCACCGCTTCCAGGCGTACCGGAGCTGACCCAGCCGCCCCCACCGCCAGCGAAATAAACATCGCTTCCGGAAACCTCACCAACGCTCAAAGCGCCAGCCTGTGTGCTGTCAATAAGTGTTGTAATTGCACCGACACCACCATTTCCGCCCGCTGTGGAAGACGCCGCGCTAGCTCCTACCGCTCCAGCGCCCCCGCCACCACCGGACGCGGACCCAGAGCCCGCGCCACCATCAAATCCCTGTCCGGAAGTACCCGTTCCAGGTGTTAAAGCGCCATAAGCGCCAGCACCAGAACCTCCAGAACCAGGCTGAATATAAGAACTCGAACCCCCACCACCACCGACAGCGACAAAACTTGAGAATGTTGAATTGGACCCATTGTTAACGGTAACCCCGTTGCTAGTAATCGCCGCACCACCGGCCCCCACCTCAATGCTAAGGGTTGTGCCAGGAGCAAGAGTTGTCGAACCAGTTAGCAAACCGCCCGCACCAGCACCACCGCGCCCGCCAGCACCGCCACCAGCAACCACAAGATAGCCAGCCTGTACCAACAAGCCATTAGTAAGCGCAGACATATTGCGATATTTAGCAAAGTCCCTTATGGAACTGTTTGCCATAGAAGTAACAGCCATTAGTAACCCCTCTAGCTAATCTCGGTACCGAAAACGTTTACACTCAAAACGACGGCCGAGGCATAAACGCTCAAAACATCGGTTGCGTCTAAAGTAATCCCAAGCGTGAGCGTGGTCGAGTCGTTAGCCGCAATAGGCACATCGTAAGCAATGTAATGCTCGTCGCTAACCGTTGCACCATTCGGGCGAATAGCGATGCGAAAAGTCTCAGCGCTCGCGGTACGGTTTGCGATGATGATAGTGCTAATTACTGTCTCGGTCGACGCCGGCACCGTATAAACATCGGTGAGGGTCGTCGCGGGCAAATCATTCTGCCCCAAGACCTTATATGCGTTAGGCATTCGTTTATGCTCCCATCAATAGAAATGTTGCCTCAAGCCCTACGCCACCGACCGGTGTCCAAGCGCTTGTATTTGTATTATAAAATTCAATTGACCCGGTAGTCGTATTGAAACCAAACAAAACTCTACCAGCCGGGGCCGGTCTTCCCGTCGTTGTCCATGACCCCAACCGAGTGCCCATAAACTCGCGGGCATCCGTAATCGTACCGGGTACGCCGGCCGTAGCCGGTACCAACACCTCGGCGAGCGGCATCTCGTAAACACCGGCATCGGTTTGCACAAGAGCGGGGGCCGACGGTGAACCCGCCGGGGTACCGGTCTTCACATCCAAAACGATAGAGTTTGCAACCGGGTCAAGTTTCAAAACAACCAAATCGATGCGGTCGTTGGTTGCGTCGGCTGTAGCCAAAGCGAGCGACTCGGTTGCGGTGCTCACGTAATAGTGCCCGCGTACCATTGCTTGACCGGCCTCAACATCGACAGCCAAACCGGTGCCAGCGGAAACCTCAAGCGCGGTACCCGTAGGCTCATCATTCACACCGCTATTGAAGTGCCGAGCCCATTGCGAAAATTGGGTTTCGGTAGTATCTATTCCCTCAAAGGGGAAACTCGATTGCGCCATCTCTGACCTTTCCTATTCCTCGAGCTCGTAAGTGCCGGTAATGTCAAAATTATCGGCTGTCGTTAGAGTAATTGGTTTATTGTATTCAAATGGCTCGGTTTCACCATTCGACTTGATATATGACAACGTCATAACATTAGAGCCGGCCGCGACGGTGCCAATAATCGAATAAATATTACCGGTCGAGTCATCATATAAAGACCCGCCGGTAAACGTTACCGGTCGGCGTGAATTGTACGGCAGCGTCATAAAGTATTGGCCGGTGCCAAATGTCAAAATATTGTCAAAGTCGACCGAGTAAGCAAAATAAATCATGTCACCAAAACGGGTGTATGTTGCGGTGAAGACCGGCCCGCTAAACGTTGGTTGCGTGCCATCGGTACCACCACTTATACCGCTAAACGTTGTTACGACACCGTAACCGGTCGTGTTGCGCTCAATCTCAGCGATGCGCTTATCGTGGTCGCGTTGTTTGCTCGAAAGCTTGGCCTCATAATTTTGCGGGGTAGGTGTGCCAACCTCGGCACCAAGATAGACCCCGTCGGTTTGGATTAGCAGCGCCACCGTATAAACGACAGCCGTAGCAATAATGTCGCGCACCGTAACCGTAATAGTGTCACCGAGGCCCCAATCTTTACCAAAAAGCATCGTGAGATTATCGGTTGGGGAAACCTTCAAGCTAATGCGCGTCTTGCCATCATCGATGAGGGCAGCGGTAGCCTCTTGCACAAATTCGGCGCTCTCTTGGGTCGTGC